TGCTCGGTGGCGCGGCGGTGCTGGGCGATCGTGTCCTCGATCTCGTCGAGGCTCTGCACCGGCCATCGCTTCGGCGCGAACTCGCTAATCACGTCGGTCATCCTGTTGCTCCTCGTTGGCATCGATCACATGGAATTTCGTGCGCAGCCGCATGGCCGCCAGTTCCCGCCGCTCGCGCTCGAACTGCTCGGTCATCGCCCGCGCCCACACCATCCATTTCACCCACTCGTCAAGCGGCACCATCACAGCACCTGGATGCTGACCGAGCTCGACCGGTCCTCGTCATCGTCGCTGTCGCGGTAGCCGTCGCGCGGCGCCTCGGGCACCGGATGCGACGGCAGCCACGGCCGCGACGAGCAGCCATACCGCCACGCATCCGCGCAGTGATCGTCCGAATTGGTGTCGAGATCCTCGACCACCTGAGAGTCATGCTGCAGCACCGGGATGGTCCGGATCGACGCCACGCACGTCGAGAACACGTAGACCATCGGCTTGCCGACCGGCTTGCCCTTGCTGTCCAGCTTGCCGACCATGCGCGAGCGCATCTGGTCCCAGCCCGACATCGGCCCGCGCTTGTCGTGCGTGCGCGGCACCCGCGTGTTGTCCGCCTCCCGGAACGGCACCATCTTGGCGTTGATCAGTTCCATGTTGATCACCTCGGCGATCGGCGGTCCGCCGTCCTGCCGGAACGTCGACGGGTCAAGCACGCCATATGCCAGCTTCGGGTCGCGTGTTTCACGTGTAACAATGCCCTTGCCGACCTGGTCCGCCATCAGCTTCAAGCCCCGCGAGCCGTCCTGCGCCGGATCTTGCGAGCCGTACCATTCGCGGTAACAGACCAGCGCGCCGCGCGGCAGCAGTTGCTTGGTCTTCGGGTGCTCCCAGTCGTCTTGCACCACGGCCCACCAGACAATCGCGAACGGCGACGCCGAGCCCCAGTCTGCCGAGCGGAACCGCAGCCAGTCGTCCGGCAACTCGGCCGGCGGAATGACCATCCGCACGCTCCAGCAGTCGAAGAACGCGCCCTCGACAATGTCCCAGTCGCCCATCAGCCAGGCTTTGACGAGCGCCTCGGACCCGAGGCCGCGCAGCCGCGCCGCGTAGCCAGGGTCAGCCTGCGTCAGGATGATGTTGTCGGTCAGCCGCGCCGGCACGAACATGCGCGACATGCCGGTGGTCGCGTCGTCGATCACCTCATAGCCGCCCGGCGCCGGATTGACGAAATACGACTTGACCCAATGATGGCCCGGCCCACCTGGATTGGCCGCCGCGCGAATGCGCTTGGTCGGAACCTCGCCCTTTGCCGAGCGCAAGCGGCCGCGCAGATAACGGTACGCGCGATCAGTCGCCCATTGGGTGAGTTCGTCCCAGCCGATCCACGTGTAAGCATGTCCGATATAGCGTTGCCGGTCACGTTCCTGCTCGAGATACCTGAACCGCAAGTGCGCGCCGTTTCGCCAAGTGTATGTTTTCTTCTGCTCGTTCCACTCGGCGCCAGTCTGCGGATAGAGATCATGCGCGCGGCCGATCAGTTCCTCGAGCTCGGGATAGGTGCGCCGGAACAGCACGCCCTGCCACGCCTCGCCATAGGTCGGCACGTCGCGCAGGAAGTCGCCGAGCAGGTAGTCCGACTTGCCGCCGCCAGCCGCGCCCCCGTAGAACAACTCGTTGCACCACGTTGCGTACATGGCCTCGCTTTGCGGGCCTGGCTGCGGCGCCCACACGCCACGGGATGCGCGCTCAATGCCGCTCATGTTTCAAAGCACCCAAATGACCACGACCAGCAGCGCGACCGCCACGATCACGACGATCAACACGTTGTCCCGCAGCCCGCGCAACAGGGCACGATAGTCGATCGTGACCCGATGCGCGTTCATGAGTGCCCCTTTCCGTTGCCGGTCGCGTGGCCGTTTGCTTTCGGCGCGAGCTCGAGCCGGCGCCGCGCTTCCCATTCCTGTCGCGTCTCGGCCGGCGGATGGTCGACGAACTGCACACCGACGTTGACGTTGACGTTCGGCGCGTCGCTGGCGATGAACATGCCGAGGTGCTTGCCGATCAGTTCCGCAGCCTTGTTGACGGTCGATCCGTCGTCGCGCTTCATGCCCTTGTTGGCATTCTTGAGCAGCGTCTCCAGCACCCATTCCTTTGAAATGCCAAGCCTTTTCACAGCATCGTCGGTCGCTTGAGCATCGATATGAGCAATTTCGTCCTGAATTTGAGCAATTCGGGCTGAAACATTAACCAATTTCAACATCTTCCAACCAGCAACGCCATTTGCGGCCTGGACGCCATAAACAGCCTTGTGCGCCGCGGTCGCATTTCCCGCGTGCTCACCGCGCACGTAGGCTTGTGCGAATTGCTCGTGGCGTGGGTTCTTAAGCGCCGGCATCTGCGTGTTATCGCTCCACGACGGGTTTGGTTTTCATGCGGTCGGCCTGGCGCTGGCTGATCGCGGCGGACTTGACCATGTGGGCGGCGCGCTTTGCGACCTGATGCTGGTCGCGGGCGTGCTTGCCGATGTCGCGCATGAGGTCCTTGTCGCCGTGGACCTCCTCGGCGCGTTGCAGGGTGCGCAGGCCGTCCTGGGCGCGGTAGCGGCGCTCGTCGGCGTCGGGGCCGGGGTTGCTGCTCTTGCCGGCGCGGCGCTGCACGGCATAGCCGATCGCCACCGCTTGCTTCGGGTCTTTGCCCGCGGAAATTTCGCGCTTGATGTTCGTCTGGCGCGCCTTCTTCGACTTGCTCTTGATCAGCGGCATGGGTCTACCTCCTGGTTATCCTGTCCGATCGAGTTTAGGCGCGCGCAGCTTCTGCCAGTCGTCGCTGCGAATCCCGGCGTCTGGGATCGCGTCGAAAGCCTCCTGCCCAATCTGGGCAATTAGCGCCTCCTGGCTTTCCGCCTGCGTCGGCGGCCGCGGCCGGCCACTGTTAATTCCAAATGTCGGGCCATATTGTTCGCGCAGCCTCGCGATATGTGCTTTCCGCTCTGCAAGCTGGCGTTCATTCTCTCCCGGCGGAGGCGCAAGGGCGAGCAATTTCTCGGCGCCTGCGTTCCATTCGGCGGCATAGCGATGCACCCGCACTTCGGCCTCGAGCAACGGCCGCAGGATGCCGAGTGTCGGCGGGATGAATTTACTTTCGTCGCTGGTCAAGGCGCGATTGACGGCGTTTTCTCCCGCCCAAATGGGATATCTCACCAACAATTCGCAGATGGCAGCTGCGTAGGTCTGCGGATCATGCAGGTTTACGGAAGGGTAGGAGCCCAGCATTTTTTTGACGATCTTCCCGGCTTGGCTCTTCGTCATCGGGGTGAGCGTTAATGTAGGCATCGAGGTCTCGGAGCATTTGCGCTGTCCGTTCACGATTATCCTCCTTCGATCCGGGCCGCGGCGCCTGCCCATTTTGGCTGGTAGTTTTCTGAAATGGCGAAGTGACCCAGTTGCGCCATGCCGCGTCCCAGTTTTTGGCTGTGCGGCCTTTGGCTAGGGCATGGTCGCGGAAACGCGCGACTTCTTCGTCGATGCGCTGTTCGGATAAGCCGTGCGAGCTCGAAAATTCTCGATCAGGCTTCCAATCGTCAGGGATCGAAACCGCGCTTGCACGTTTCGACGGCCGCGAGCGAAGCGAGCGTCTTTCTTTATCTGTATTCTGTACTCTGTACTCTGGGGGCGTTTCTGAAACGTTTCGTTCGGCACTTCTGTGCTTCTGGACACGAGGAGTGCTATTGTCAGATTTATATTGTCGTCTCCGCCAGTTATGAGGTTCTAAGCCGCGTTCTGTCTGATCGATCAATCCGCGACTAAGAAGGTCTTTAAGGTATGTCTCAACGTGGTCTAAGCGGGCTCTAAGAAGGCTCTTAAGGTCGTCTTTAGACGGGATAAGACCATCATATCGGGAGGCGACGCAAAGCAAGTTGAACCAAAATTTGAACAACGGAGGCGGAAGGCCCTGCACCTTTGGATCGTGCAATGCCTCATCATATGCGCGCCACCATCGGCCCGTCATGCGCCCGCCCTCCGGTGATAGGCGATCGCCGCGTGCTGTCGGCAGTACGGTCGACCGCGGTAGACATCCGCCTCGTGCGCCCCGCAGAAATGGAACGCCTCCGAGCCAACGTCGCCGATCGGGAAACGGCAACTGAAGTCGGTGAGCTCCATCAGCGAGCACGGCCACGGCGGCTCAGGGGCGCGCTGTGGGACGTATTCCTCGGTGGCGGGCTGTGCGACAGCGGGCATTTTTCGGCGCTTCCTTGGCCTGTTTCTGGGGCGTGGCGGGGCATGCGTGGCTTGAGTCAGTGGGATACCGTTGCGGCGCGCCGCGCCGATGATCGCGTTCTTGGTGACGCCGAGCTCGAGCCCGATATCGGACGCGGGCCAGCCGCGCCCCGCCAGCTTGCGCAGTGCCGCCAGAGGCTCCGGGTCGGACCATTTCATGCCGTCAGTTCCTGAAACATTTCAGCTTGTCCGACGACACTGTGCCCCTTTGCATTCACGTCGTAGTTTTCGAATTCGACGAACGTGTACGCTTTACGTATCGCCCATCGCTGAAATTCTCCAAGCGTGCGCCGCGCGATGTGCTGATTGCAGCCGCCTAGCGGGAGGAGTCGATTGCGGTCGCCATAGACCATCGGATATGGCCTGATCTGGCGCTCGACCATGCGATTGAACCGGTAGAGCACGCGCTCCCACGTTTCCCGCTTGTCGTAGCCGACCAGCATGTAAACCAGAAGATTGCGCGGCGGAATGCCGTGACGTTCCAGGGTGTCGACGCCGCGAATGAAACGATCCTCGTCGCCAATGTTGTCCCAGGCAGTGTAAAGCCGCCTAACCTTGAACCCGTCGTCGTAGTAGGGGATCGTAGCAAGAGCCTTCGCAGACTCGTCATCGATCATGCGGATGTTGATGCCCTGGTTCAGGCAAACCTTGAAGCCGCCAAGCCTAATCTCGTCGATGCGTGCTTGCCACTGATCGCGAGGCTGACCGAAAAAATCGTTGTCGAGAAGATGGATGTGCTTTGGATACGGCGGGCCACGCCAGATCGATGCAATCGTATTGACCGAACGCGGCTTCCCCTCTTTTTTCGGAACAACACAGAAACCGCATTTGAGACGGCAACCGCGTTGGGTGAAGCCAATCGACGCATCGAAGCGCGGATAGATCGAGTAGTCGTAGTGCTCGTAATCGTCCATGCCAATTAGCTGTTCAATGGTGCGATTGTCGGTCGTGTCGTAAGTGCCTCCGACGATGGCATCGGGGAAGGCATTCAGGAACCTTGCCACACGCTCGCCGCTGAACGAGAAGATTGCCGAGCCATAGACCACATCGTAATCGGCTTCCAGCATGTCGCGCTCGACGTGCTTCGTGAAATGGATTTTGTCGCCGCGCTCACGGTGGAAATGCGCAAGTTTCATCAGGGCAATGTTTGGGAGTTTGCCGTCGATCTGCGTCAGGCGAATGGTACTCATTGCGGGATCTCCATCGCCGACCACACCGCTCTGACCCATTCCTCGGCCGTCGCCGTGGCCGGCAGCCGTTGCGCCACGATCACCACGTAGGGATCGATCCGCCGGCAGGCGTGCACCACCGTGGTATGATCACGGCCGCCAAATCTCTGCCCGATCTGCGCGAGCGACATCCGCGTCAGTCGGCGCGCCAACGCCATCCCGATCATTCGCGGCGTCGAGACAGACGGGCGCTTGATGTGCGACTCGATCTCGACCTTGCACAGGCCGAATTCGAGGCACACCGCGCGCTTGATCTGCTCGACGCTGCCAAGGCTCATGGCCAATCTCGTTCCTCTGCCTCTTTTTCCTCCTGCGCGCACTTCTCGCAAACGGCGTTCTCCGGCACCGGCTCTTCAAAATGTGGCCAATCCCATATGACGTGCGCACAAAAGAAACAGATCGGAAACGTGACCGAACGCGGCAGTTCCACCCTTTTGTAAGAATGCCCGTCCTTCCACATGAAGGATGAGCGCAAGCTGCCGAACAAACGACCACGCCAACGCCTCGCGTTGTGCTCGTCATCTCGCTTGGCTGGTCCAAGGTATTCTGACATATCCATGATGCTGTCTCCGGCACCGCAAACGTCAAAATGGATCTTCCCAATCGGCCAAGCTTGGCCGCGACACAGTCGTACCGTTGCTTGTGCGAACAAGATCGACCCGATGGCCGCCCTCCCGCGTCTGCACAAAAAGGTTCCCAGTGAGAGGACGTTCAGTTTTGATTTCAACGCGTGTCGTCGGATGCCAATCAAGCTCGATATCCACGCCGTCGAATTGACCTTCGCGTGTCGTTACAGATCGCACGAGTGGCAAGCCAAGCATGAGTTCATTGCGCGCCAGCAGATCGTAAACGAATTCCTGCCCGCGCAAACCAAAGTCGCGATCGTTAAGGGCGCCCCAATTCCAGGGCACACGCTCGATACGCTCTTTGCGCAATTTCAATTCACGGACGAACCATTCGGTTTGCGGGACTACGCAGCCAAATCCGGTTATTTCCCCATTTTTCGATTGAGCGAATTGACTAGTGACCGCGGCGCGACGAAGATGCAAACACATAAGAGAGACCGGATACCAATAGATCGCCGGCTTAAGCGGAAAAAAATGCAACCAGATATCGGCCTGCGACGTATAGATGCCGTGTTCTTTCATGCGGCTTTCTCCCGTCGCAATATCAAGCCAACATCGGCAAATTCAGCGCGCAACTTCGCGATCTCCGTTCCGAAATAGAAAAACGATTGTCCGTTGGTCGGCGCGCATTTCTCACCATGCGGCGATTCAAACTTGATCCTGCCGCGGGTAAGGCAGATCGCACTGCTGGCCCTCGCGAGTGCATGCCACCACGCCGTTTCGGTGTAGGCATTGGTCAGCATGAACGCGCCGACCAAATCGCCGCGGGTCCATTCATCGACCATCTTTGCTGCGAACGCGGCGACGATCCCGCCAGCATATGGCGGATTGAGCCAGACGCGGCCGTGCCACTTCTGTGCAAGTCCGTCGTCGGCCTTGGTGAAAAACTTCTCGGCGCCGACAACATCTTGCGCTTGGGCGCAACTTGCCGGATCGAGATCAATAGCACCAAGAACGCGCCGCGCCTTCTCGATATAGACGGCTGGTGTGTACCATTCCATTTCGCCGGTCTGCAGATCGGCGCGATCTGGAGCGTCCTGCTGGCTCCACGTGGCGCTATAGCTTCCCTTCGCCAGCTTTGCGCGATAGTCCGGTCGCTTGAGGTATGTGCGCCAGCGCGAGACTTGCTGTTGCTTGATCTTGGTTTTCCCCTCAGCCAACTTGCGAGTTAAGGTCGAACGCTGTTCTGCGTTCGACCTCTTATGCTGATTGTCGCCCGCACTCTCCCGCACCCCAACAGCGTCGCTCCACCAAGTCACAAAATCCCGCTGCTCAGCGATCATCCAATCGACTGCCTCGAACAGCGCGTTCCAGTCACGCATCCGTTGCGCTGCTTCAATTGCAGCCTCGTAGGCCGGCACAAGAACATGGGTCTTTTCGGGATCGAATTTGACAACCCCACGACCACCAGCGCGAGGCGCTAGCGCGCCCTCGATCTTCGCCAATTTGCGCGTCGACGTGGTCATTCCGGAAATTCCGTCTGCGCCGCCTCGCCCCTCAAGAGCGCCCGCGCCTTTTCCAGGTACGTTTCGATCTCGCCCACATGCTGCGAAGCAGGGTGAGCGCCGCTCTGCCGAGCCATCTCCAACTCATGCGTGAGCCTCGAAATTTCCTGCTCCAGTTCGCTGACCAGCAATTCCTGCAGCCGGTCGCGGATCGTCGCATCGATCCGCTTGACCCTGTCGCGCACGAGGTTTTCAAAGGTGCCAACACCGACACGCAGGCGCCGCGCGACGTTTTGCCGGGCGATCGCAAGTGACGACACCCGCGCGCGCTCCCGGCGCTCCAGATCCCGTGCGAAAGCGACGACGGTCGTCATCGATGTCCCTACTCTGCGGATGATCATCCAACTCCCTCCGATCAAGTTGCTCAGGACGAGCAATTGACCGGAGGGCACTCGACTACTCGACAAACTGCGCCGGGCTGACGCCACTCACGCTCCCGGCGAACCGCGCGAGCCCAAGCCGTTGACGCGGCAAAGGCCCGCAAACGTCATTACGCTGCGCCGTCAACAAGATCGGCTGGCGTAATCCCCGTCTTTTCCCTGATTTTCGGCCATATCTTGCGGTGGGGCAGAGTGCTGCCGCGTTCCCAACGCGAGACCGTCATTCCACGAACGCCAAGCAATGCCGCGACGTCTTCCTGCGTAAGCTCATGCTCGCGACGCCACCTGGCGAGGGGATTTTCCTTGCTCATGGGCAAGACTATACACAAACCGTTGCCTGACGCAAGCCGCGACCAGCATTTTGTGAATAGTGTAGTATTTTCAAAACGTTAGTACGGTTGGACCATGCCAGCGCGCATTGGACCACGGCGGCAACGTCGGCTTTTCATCGTCGAATGGCGGGAGAACCGCGGCCTCACACAAGTGCAGCTCGCTGCCCGCCTTGGAACAACTGACATGACGGTTTCCCGCTGGGAACGCGGAACCGTCCTGCTAAATACGGGCGTAATGAGTGCCCTGGCGGACGCGCTAGGAATTGAGCCGGAAGACCTCTACCACCACCCAGATCGGCCAACTCCGAATTCCCTGCTTCGCGACCAGCCCGACGAGGTGATCGAGCAGGCGATCCGGCTGATCAAGGCAATACGCCGAAACTAGACCCCGGAATCAAGCCACTGACCGGCCAATAAAATCCGCTCGGCCGAATTATTTCCAACTTTTTTTGTATAGTCCTCTTGCAGGCTCCAACGGTTTGTGTATAGTGCTCCCAACACCAACGGAGCACCACCCACATGCCCAACGACCCCACCCCGAATGACTACCCCGAGGACCTGTCGCACCCGACGGCGCTGCGCGCGACCGCGGCCCGCGACATCACCCACTACGCGGTCCTCTGCGCGCATCAGCATCTCGGCTACTTCGCGGAACGCTTGCTCGAAGACAGTTGTTCGCGGGCAACCCTGTTGAAGGACATCATCGACGGGAACCTAACGCGCGTCATGAAGGTGTTCGCGTTCAATCCGGTCGAAGGCTGGTCAAAGGACGTGACCGAGGACATCGCGATCGAGGTGGCTAATAGCCTCGACGCGAGCGACGAGATCCCCGACCCGGTGATCGACTTCATCGAGGCCAATGCCGGGCTGGAATATGCCAAGGGCCTGCGCGCCGCCGCTGAATAACCCTGACAACCGGAGACACTACCGTGACCTACGACCACTGGAAAACAACTGATCCCGCTGACGTAAACTTGGGGAATACCATGTCGAAAGACATCCGCCTGCAGTGCGCGGCCGACGACGCCGCCGTGATCGCCGAGGAAATTGAGTGTCTCTGCAATCTGCTCGACCGCTATGACGAAAATTACGGGGTCGAGCTCGCCGACCGCTTTGCTGAACTCTCGGATATCAACAAGTCACTGGTGACCCGCGTTGCCAAATACGCGCGGTCACTCGAGCCGGTCGAGGACTGAGCCATGAGCCTCGATCGTGAAGCTTCCGACTTTGCCGCGGTTTGTGTTTTGGCGCTGTTCATCGGCGTCCTGCTGATGGTGATCCCGTCATGAGTGAACCTACCAATATCGTGCCCCTTCCGCCGACGAACATTGCTCAGTCGGAAGCGGCAGCCATCGTCCACATGATCGAGCGCGCGGCGCGCGACCCGTCCGTTGATCTCGACAAAATGGAACGGCTGATCGCAATGCGCCAGCGGATGAAGGAATACGCCGACATGGAGGCGTTCAACATCGCAATGGCGGCAGTGCAAAGCGAAATGCGTCCCGTAGCAGTCGACAGCAATAACCCGCAGACCCGATCTAAATACGCCAGCTATCTTGCGCTCGACCGCGCTTTGCGGCCGATCTACACAAAATATGGGTTTGTGCTGTCATTTGACACGCCGCCGGGCGCTCCAGAAGGAATGCAGCGCGTCGTTTGCCATGTCTCAAAAGGCCCGCATACAGTCGTCTATAGCATTGACATGCCGGCCGATGGCAAGGGGGCTAAGGGTGGCGACGTGATGACCCGCACCCACGCTACTGGATCGGCCATATCCTACGGGATGCGCTACTTGCTCCGAATGATCTTCAACATTGCGATCGGCGAGTCGGACGACGATGGCAACGCGGCCGGCGCTACTAACGGCGCGATCTCGCCCAAGCAACTCGCCGAGCTGATCCACCTCTGCGACGAGGTCGGCGCCGACAAGATGCGGTTCTGCGCGTACCTCAAGGTGCCGTCGCTCGCTGAAATACCCGCCAAGCGTTTCGACGAGGCGGTTAGCGCACTCAATGCCAAGGTGGCGAAGCGATGATCGAACTTATTCAGGGCTCTGAGGCTTGGAAGCTGGCCCGGTGCGGGAGCCTTGGCGCATCGCAAGTCGCCGAAGCTCTCGCCAAGACGAAAACCGGCTGGGGGTCGTCGCGCGCCAACGTGATGGCGCAGTTGATCGTTGAACGACTGACCGGCGTTCCTGCCGAGTCATTCATGAATGACGCGATGCGCTGGGGCGTCGCGAACGAACCAGAGGCGAAACTCGCTTACTCCTTCCGCACCGACAACGATATCGTGGATATCGGACTAGTGCGCCATCCGATCATTGAGGGAACGCATGCGAGTCCAGACGGACTGATCGGCGACGATGGACTGATCGAAGCAAAGTGCCCGCAGAGCGCGACACATCTGGACTATCTGCTCGCTAACTCTGTGCCGCAGAAATACCGGTTTCAGTGCCAATGGCAAATGGCCTGCACGGGTCGCCAGTGGACGGATTGGGTTTCATTTGACCCGAGGATGCCGGCGCACATGCAATTGCTCGTCGTGCGCATCCACCGCGACAATGAATTGATCTCCGCCCTGGAAAAGGACGTGATCGACTTTCTCGGCGAGCTCGAGCGCAAGCTGGACGATCTTCGCAGGCTCTACCCGCTGCGGGAGGCCGCATGATCATCGAATGCAAGCCGTTCGCCGAGATGACGCTGCGCGAGTTATCGCGCGAATATTTCAAATGGGTCGAGGCGACGCGGCCCGGAGCCTGGGGATATCATTACGAAAACGCGCACATCACGCGCGATCTGCTGGCGACCTGGATCGACCGGCGGAAACGAGAAACGAAAGGGGGGCCGCATGAAATAAACACCGAGTGCAGGGAATGAGCCTTTCACATGTGAACAAGGATACAAACATGAAACGCTTGCTTGCGACGACCGCCCTTTTGGCGGCGCTGGCCTCGCCTGCTTTCGCCGACGTTATCATCGACAACCACCTGTCCGGCACCGGCGACAACGTAGTGTTCGACAGCTTCAACAGTGTCACCAATGTTGCAGTTGGCAGCTTCAACGGGCAGCATCAAGGGCTCGTTGACTTCAGTTGCTTGGGCGGCTGCCTTGGTTTCACCGGAGCGGCGAACGGCAACGACATCAAAATCGCCGACACCAACGACCTGAAAGTCCAGGTCTTCAACAGTGCCGGCACTACCGTGTTGCAGACGCAAACCGATGTGTTCTCGCTCAAGGGCAGCGGAGATGCGACTGCGTTCGTGATCGCTGACGAAGCGAACGGCACCCAGAAGCTGTTCACGTTCGTTCTCGGTGCGCTGAGCGCAAGTGCTCAGTCCGGGTTCACCCTGAGCGCCATCAACGGTGAAACGATCGACT